AAGAATATGAAGAAATAAAATCATTTGTAGACGCAGTACGTAAAGCTACTAAAGGTGAATTGCAACCTAAAACTTCATTTAAAAGAGCATTGCTTAATGATGAAGTTAAACGTAAAAGTGTGTACGGTTTAGATCAAACTTCTGGAAAATTTGGTATAAATAATTGTCAAGCTATACTACAAGGACCTGTAAAATTTGAAGCACAAGAATCAGGTGATTACGTTATTAAATGTAACCACCAAGTAAATAACCCTGAACTACCATCAGGAGGTTACGAACCTATGTTATATGTTACTTTCAGAAGAGATAGAAATAACATGAACGTAAAAAATGCTAGATTCGGAATATACCCATTCGACTATAAACAGAATGCTACCGATATTTAAAAGTTATGGCACAAGACATAAAAAAAATAATAGCACAAGAATATATTAAATGTGCTAAAGATCCGGCGTACTTTATGAAAAAGTATTGCCATATACAGCATCCAACTCGTGGTAGGATCTTATTTGCTCTATACCCTTTCCAGGAAAAAGTATTACATTTATTTAGAGATAATCAATATCTTATTACTCTTAAGTCAAGACAGTTAGGTATATCTACTCTAGCTTCCGCATATAGTTTATGGTTAATGTTATTCCATAAAGATAAAAACGTTTTAGCATTAGCAACTACTCAAGCAACAGCAAGGAACCTTGTAAATAAAGTTACCTTTATGTATGATGAATTGCCTAGATGGTTAAAGCTACCTGCAGTAGAAAAAAATAAATTATCACTAAGACTTAAAAACGGTTCTAAAGTACAAGCTAAATCATCTTCACCTGATGCTGCACGTTCAGAGGCAGTATCGTTACTCCTTATGGATGAGGCTGCTTTTATTGATAACGTAGATGAAACCTTTACTGCTGCTCAACAAACCTTAGCTACAGGTGGACAATGTATGGCACTGTCTACTCCTAATGGTATAGGTAACTGGTTCCATCAAACATGGGAGAAAGCTGAGACAGGAGAAAATAGTTTTACACCTATACGGTTACCTTGGTCAGTACACCCTGAAAGAGATCAAAGATGGAGAGATATTCAAGATCAAGATTTAGGACCTAAAATGGCCGGTCAAGAATGTGACTGTGATTTCTTAGCATCGGGTGATACAGTATTTGAAACCTCAGATATGTCTTACTTTGAGGAAACTTACCAAAGAGATCCTCTAGAAAAAAGAGGAGTAGACAGCAATCTATGGGTATGGGAAGGAGTAGATTATACTAAGTCTTATATGGTAGTAGCAGATGTTGCTAGAGGTGATGCAACTGACTATTCTGCATTTCATATATTTGATGTAGATAATGCAGTACAAGTAGCTGAATATAAAGGTAAAATATCACCAAAAGAATTTGGTAATATGCTAGTAGGAATAGCATCTGAATATAACGATGCACTATTAGTCTGTGAAAATGCTAATATAGGATGGGCTACTATAGAACAAATATTAGAGAGAGAATATAAGAATATGTACTATAGTTCTACAAATAATATGGAGACAGTAGAATCTTATATGAGTAAGTTTGAAAGAGATAAATTAGTTCCTGGCTTTACAATGTCAGCTAAAACAAGACCTTTAGTTATTGCTAAGATGATAGAGTACATAAGAGACCATTCAGTAACTATACAGTCTAAAAGATTAATGAGCGAAATGAGAGTATTTGTTTGGAAAAACGGTAAAGCTCAAGCTCAAGATAGATATAACGATGATTTAATTATATCTTGTGCAACAGCACTCTATGTAAGAGATACAGCATTAAGAATGAGACAACAAGGGATGGACCTAACAAGAGCTCAGCTTTCTTCATTTGCAAATTTAAATAAACGTAATCAAGCAATCATAAGTACTGTTGGTAATATGCAAGAAAATCCGTATCTTATGAAGACACCAGGTGGAGAAGAAGATATCACTTGGTTACTTAAATAATACTATTTATATAAAAACCTAACCTGATGGCAGATACATCCTTATTTGGACGTTTAAGAAGACTTTTTTCTAATGACGTTATTATACGTAACATAGGAGGAAATGAACTTAAAGTCGCCGATGTAAACAAAATACAAACATCTGGGAGATACGAAACTAATTCCCTTATAGACAGATTTACTAGATTATACGTTCCTAATTCACGTAATCAATATAACCCAACCTTAAATTACCAGACTTTACGTCTACAGCTATATAGTGATTACGAAGCAATGGATACTGATTCTATTCTAGCTTCTTCATTAGACATACTATCAGATGAAGCTACAGTAAAAAATGATCAAGGAGATATTTTAACTATAAAATCTTCTGATGAAAATATTCAAAGAGTACTTAATAACTTATTTTACGATGTATTAAATATAGAATTCAATTTATGGTCATGGACACGTAATATGTGTAAGTATGGAGACTTTTTTTTAAAGTTAGAAATAGCAGAAAAGTTCGGAGTATACAACGTACTACCATATACCGTATATAATGTCTCTAGACATGAAGGTCACGACCCAGAAACTCCTAATAAAGTTCAATTTATTATAGATCCTGATGGTTTAGCTTCTCATCAAGACCCTAATAAAATTCCTAGTAGAAAAGAATCAAACGTTATTACTTTAGATAATTATGAAGTAGCTCATTTTAGATTAATTTCAGATACTAATTACCTACCCTACGGTAGATCTTACTTAGAGCCTGCTAGAAAAATATACAAGCAATTAAATTTAATGGAAGATGCGATGTTAATTCACCGTATCATGAGAGCACCTGAGAAAAGAATGTTCTTTGTAAATGTTGGGAGTATCCCTCCAAATGAGGTAGAGCAATTTATGCAGAAGACTATCAATACCATGAAAAAAACTCCTTATGTTGACCCACAAACAGGTCAATATAATTTAAAGTTTAACATGCAAAATATGATGGAGGATTTCTATCTACCAGTTAGAGGAGGAGATGCTACTACTAGAATAGAGACTACTAAAGGATTAGAGTACGATGGTACTAACGATATAGTATACCTAAGAGATAAGTTATTTGCTGCATTAAAGATTCCAAAAGCATATTTCGGATATGAAGGTGAATTAAATGGAAAAGCAACTTTAGCAGCAGAAGATATTAGGTTTGCTAGAACAGTAGAACGTATTCAAAGAATACTAGAATCTGAACTTACTAAGATTGCCTTAGTACACTTATATACTCAAGGATTTACAGGAGAAAGTTTAACTAACTTTGAAATTAAATTAACTACTCCTTCTATAATATACGAACAAGAGAAAGTAGCTTTACTAAAAGAAAAGATAGATTTAGCTTCTCAAATGAGAGATACTAAAATGTTTTCCTCAGATTATATTTATGAGAATATATTTAGCTTATCAGAGGACCAGTATAACGAAGAAAGAGACCTAGTAAGAGAAGATAGCAAAAGGTCATTTAGAATTGCCCAGCTAGAGGCTGAAGGCAATGATCCTGCAAGATCAGGTCGTTCTTACGGTACTCCTCATGATTTAGCTTCAATGTATGGTAGGAGAGCTACAGCTACTGAGAAAGGTCCTGCTAATGTTCCTCCTGGGTATGGAGAACCTGGACCAGAAGGCGGTAGACCAAAAGAAAAAGCATCAGTATACGGTACTAATGATAACCCTGTAGGGGGACGTGATCCTCTTGGTATAGAAGGTATGCATGGGGGTTATCCTTCAGATAATGAAAATGTTAATGAATCACTCTTAACACAGTCAGTTTATTTTAAAAATAAGGAATCCTTAAAACAGATAGTATTTACTGAAGATAAGGAAGATACCTCGGAATTACTTAATGAAGATAATATAAAGGATTTAGGTAATTAACCCATATTTATTATTAGTAATATATCTAGATGAAAATAAAACATTCAAAATATAGGAATACTGGGCTTATATACGAACTTTTAGTTAAGCAAATAGCCTCAGATACTCTTTCTAAAGATAATTCTCCTGCAGTTAGTATACTTAAAAAATACTTTTCAGGCAATTCTAATTTAGTCAAAGAGTTTAAATTGTATGAATACATACTAAAAAATTCAAATATATCACAAGGTAAAGCTGAAATGATAATTTCTACTATTACTGAGGTATCCAGAAAATTAGATCAAAAAGCACTTAAAAAAGCTAAATATGATCTTATATCTGAAATAAGAGATAACTATAAGCTAAACGAATTTTTTGGTATACAGGTATCAAATTATAAAGCTATTGCATCTTTATACTGTCTATTAGAAGCTCAAAATAATGATAATCTAATTGACCCAGACTTATTAGTTAGTTTTAAGTCTTCTATCTTAGAGCATTTAACTACAGCTAAACAAGACCCTGATAATGTTAAAGATACATTAATAGAGGAGTATTCCAAATATGACAAAGATTTAAAACTTTTAACTTTTAAATTTCTTTTAGAAAAATTTAATAGCAAATACAAAGACTTACTACCGGAGCAAAAAAACGTACTAAGACAGTTTATTACATCGGTTAATTCTAGTCAAAAACTTCGTTCATTAGTAAATGAAGAATTAGATAAGATTAGAACATCAGTTGAAAAATTAACAGGTAGAGTAAAAAATGATGTAGTTAAAATTAAATTAGTAGAAGTTTCTAAGAATATTATACCTTTAACTAATAAGATTAAAGTATCAGATAATCACTTAGTTAATTTAATGATGTATTACGATTTAGTAAACGAACTTAAAAGTTTGTAATGAAAAAATTAGATCTTGTTTCTTTAGTTAGAGAAGTCTTAAAGGAACTAGAAGAAGCAAACGTTTCAGGAAGCATACAAGGATTCACTACTCCTTATGCTTTTGGTAAAGATAAAAGGGCTACCAAAGCATTAAAAAGACAGGGATATAAAAAAATAGAAAGGACCAAAAGGCCTTTTAGTACTAAATTAGTAGATTATTTACAGAATGAGAACAATAACAGTAACTGAAAAATATAGAGCCGTAAACGAAGGCAAAATGGCTAAGTCGGAATTTGTTAGACAAATGAGACAGTCATACCCAATGTACGTTAGTAGTGTTAGCGATTTTAACTCTACAGTACAGATTCTTAAAAATCATAATATGCTTTTTGAGGAGAAAACTGAAGTAGATGACTCTTTCAAGTACTCTACTGATTCTTTAAGAAGAGCTATAGATATAGAATTGGAAGCAGCAGGATTAATGTCCCATGAAAAAGTTTCCGGTGAAGATCAAGAAAAGGCTAGAGTTAAGGCAGTTGCTAATCTAAAAAAAGACCCATTACATTATTATCATCTTATCTCAGGAGATTCTTCTAAAGTAGATAAACATGATAAAACAGTAGAAGTCAAAAAAGGTAATGAAGTAGATACTTTTAACGGTTTAAAAAAAGCAGAGTTAAAAGAAGATAAAGAAAACTTAAAGGAAGGAACTAGAGCTTTAGTAGGATACTTAAGCGGTGATAGATTAACTACTACCTACAACCACTATGACGGTTATCCTTCAGGATTAGGTCAAGGGCTTATGACTCATTACAACAATGATGATTTAGCTAAAGATATTGCTATGAAAGGATATATTACTGGTATGGATCCTGCATCGGGAGAAATTTCAGCTACTCATAGTGATCCACCTAAAAAAATTACATTAGATGATGATGCTGAAGAAAGAGCAAGAGAGATTGCAGGAGAAATAGATGGTATGGGAGCTGATTATGGTTATATCTGGGATGATGAATCTAATCAGTGGATTA